CTGGGTGCCGACGGCGGTCGAGAACATCCAGCGGATGCAGAAAACCTTTAGCGTGATCGTGGCGCGGATTATGGGGGCGGCATGAGCGACGTACTACCGCGGTACACGGTGCCGGGGACGACGTTGACGCCGTCCACGTCGAGCACGGTGCAGATCTACGCGACGATCCGAGCGGCGATGCTGGCGTACGTCGGGCCGTCGGGCGAGACGCTGGCGACGGTGCTCGGTCGCGATCCCGGTATCTGGGTCCGGTCGCAACCCGATCCGCCGGCGTTCCCGTATCTGACGCTCCTGCTTAATCGGACGTCGGACGCGGCGTATAACGGGTATCGCGAGACGGCGCTGTTGGAAGTGCAGGCGATTGGCAAGCCAGAGTCGCAGCTCCCGTTGGTCGAGTCGATGATGGATCTGGTCGACCAGTGTCTGACGGGGTTGACGGACGCGCGGTCCGGGCTGATCGTCGGGCGATCGCGGACGCGGGCGACGGTGCCGATGTTTTCGACGCCGGCGGAGTCGGCGACGGTGGGCGTGGTTGCCAGTTACCAGGTGTATTTTTGGCCGCGCGTGTTGACAGATCGGGCGTAAGGGCCGTGAACGCGTGGGCGTTCGGGGCTATATTTTGGTCGAACCTTTTCTACGGATGACGCGATGACTGCACCATTGACCGGCTTTACCTCGACGTTCCCTACTGACGTGCTGGTGGACTCCGGCGTGCTGTACGTCGGCGCGGCCGTGTTTGGCGCGTTTCAAGGCGGGCTCAAGTTCGATCCTGGCGTTGAGTATCTGAACACGGTGTTCGACGGTAAGCGGTCGCCGGTGCGGCTGCTCGATCGTAAGTCGATGATGACGCCGAAGATTACCGGCACCGTCATCCAGTTGTCGACCACGAACGTGGCGCAGATCGAGCCGGGCGCCACGGTTACCGCGACGGGCGCGTGGACGGGCTCGACCAGCTATGCGCCAAAGCGCGCGGCGTCCTATCTGGTGGCCGGCGACTATCTGACAGACGTGCGGTGCATCTGGCTGCGTGGCGGCGGCAACTTCGTGCAAATCCGGTTCCCGTCGGCGCTGCTGCTTAAGTACGACGCGACGTCGCAGGACGGGCAGGAAGTGGCCATCTCGATCGAGCTGGAAGCGCGGTTGGATATGTCGGTGTCGGGCGCGAACGTGGGCGACGCGCCGTACCGGATTGAGTATATCGCCAGCGTCTAACGGCGCTGATTTGTAGGCTACCCGTCAAACAGGACCAGATCCGATGACGACGATTGATCTCGATGCGCTGGTGAACACGGCGCGACTCCCGAAGGTGCAGCTGTGCGGCCGCGAGATGACGGTGCATCCGCTGACGGGCGCCGCGGCGCACCGGTTGGCGATCGTGCAGGACGGCGACCCGACGGGCGCGGGCATGCTGGGCGCGCTGCTGGACGTGATCGCGGTGCTGCTCCCGGCGCTGACGGCTGAGGAGCGCGCGGGGCTGACGGTCGACCAGATAGGGGCGATTGTGCAGCTCTCGCGCGGTCAGGTTGCCGAAGTGGAGCAGCAGATTGCGGAGATGGCGGCAAAAAACTAACGCCGGCCAGTGGATCGGACGCGACGCCGGCGGGCGGCGATGCGGTCACGATCCGCTGGTCGATCGCGGAATACATACAACGCGTGATTATTGAGACCGCCACGGCGACCGGACAATCGGTGCGCGCTGTGGCGGCCGAGTCGTTTGCGCTGACGTTGTGGACGTGGGCCGGCGTGCGCCAGGCGGCGCAAGAGGCGTCGGTTGAACGGTTAGGCGAACGGACGGATCTCGCTGGGCTAGTAGCGTTCGCGTTCCACGATCCGTCCAAGTTGCAGCAGGCCGAGATGCGGTACCTAAGCGCAGCGGGCCGATTGTCGTCAATGCTAGACGCGACGCGGTCCCGGTTAAGCGGGTTGTCCGAACGGATGCAGGCGGCGCAAGCGATCCACGAACAGCAGCGAGCGGCCGAGCCGCCGGAGGGGTAACAGATGGATGTCTTCGCGTTAACGATGAAGCTGAAGGAGGAAGGCGCCGGCGCGGTTAAGGCGGCGACCGATCGACTAGGGGACTCGTTTAAAAAAACAACAGTTCAAGCCAAAGCCTACGACGCGGCGCTTGGTTCAATTAAGACGGCATTTGGCGGGCTTGCGGCTGCGGCTTCTATTGGCGCCCTCTTCAAAAAGATTGTCTCAGAAACAATTGATGCCGAATACGCGACGGCACAGCTTAATGCCGCGCTGATCTCAACAAAGGGAGCCGCCGGGCAATCCGCTGAAGCTTTAAACGCGCACGCGCAGGCGCTGTCCTATATGACGGCGTACGACGACGACGCGATTACGGGCGCGCAGGCGTTGCTGTTGACGTTTACAAAGATTCAGGGCGACGTCTTTCCGAAAGCGACGGCAGCCATTTTGGATATGGCGGCGGCGATGAACACGGATCTTAAAAGCGCGACGTTGCAAGTTGGCAAAGCGCTGAACGATCCTATCCTCGGTGTTAGTGCGCTGGGTCGAGCAGGCGTGCAATTTAGCGAGGCGCAAAAGGAAGTTATTGCGTCGCTGACGGAAACGGGACGCGTGGCTGAGGCGCAGGCCGTCATCCTGGCGGAACTTAAAACGCAGTTTGAAGGAAGCGCAGCGGCCGCGGCAAATACTCTAGGTGGTGCGTTAAAACAACTTGCCAACGAATTTGGGAATTTATTGACGTTGTCAAAAGACAGCAGTACGACGACGGTTGGCTTTGTTATTACTCTAAGAGATGCTGTTATCGGATTGCGCGTCGCAATTGATGGGCTGGCAAATTCGGTGCCAGCCGTGTCGCGTGTGTTTAAAATCTTAGGGCAAACTCTGTATCAAGCATACGGACCAATTGCCGATGTTTTTCTCTTGCTTGCTCGGAAAGGTAAAGAGGCGCAAGACGCAGCAAAAGCGTTAGCGGACGCGCAATCGGCGGTTGCTCCTGCAAAATCAGTACTAGCAGACGCGTTTGTCGGATTGCAACAGCGACAGCTTGAAATCAAACAGCTGATTCAATTGTCGTCAGTGATGAAGCTAAACAAATCACAGACGCAGTTACTGCGCGGTGAATTGCAGCTGCTGATTAAAGCGCGTGATCGCGAGGGGCTTTCGTTGCAAGGAAAAATTGACCTTGCCACTCAGGTTCTTGAGATAGAGAAAGCGCTGACGGTTGAAACAAAAAAACAAGCAACGTTGAAGTTGGCTCAGGTTGACAGCATTGGTTCGGCATATCAAGTACGAACGCCGTTGTCGATGATGCCGTTTGATGCAGAAGCGGCGCGCGCTGGCGGTGCGCCTCGTACTGATCCGAGCAAGGTTGCCGAATACCAAGCAAGAGCAAGAGAAGAAGTAGCGCAAATAAAGAAAGCTCTTGATGCGGAAACATTAGGGATGGCACAAAGCGTTCGCGATGGGCTGGCAAATGCGCTTGGCGATGCACTGTCGACAGGTATTCAAGCGGCGTTTGCAAAAGGCGCAAACTTTGGCGACTCTATGAAAGCGTTTGGCGCCACATTGTTGAGCGGGCTTGGAAGCGTCATGGTAGCATTTGGGCAACATCTGATTCAGCTCGGCGTGGCGCTAAAGGTTGCGATGAGTTCGTTTTCTAGCGGCAATCCCTACGGAATGATTGCGGCTGGCGTTGCAATATTAGCCGTTGGATCGGCGTTAAAAGGGGCTGGCGGTCGAGCCATGAGCCAAGCCGGATTTGGTGGTGGTGGCGGTGGCGGCGGTGCGTACAGCGCGCCGGCGATGGGCGGGAATCAAACGTTACCGACAGCAACGTACGGGCCAACGTCTGCGGCGGCGGGATCCGCAATCCGGCCGGCGTCGTCGATGAACGTGACCATTATCGGGCCGAACGATCCGAGCGCGCAGCGGGCCATGCAGGAACTGATGACCAAGGCGGATCGCCGGGGGAACGTCTAATGGCGTCGATCACATTTACGGACGGGACGGGGACGGCAACGCTCGACAACGGGCTGACGGGGTCGGCCGGCGGGGTCGGGTCGCGGTTCGGCGAGTGGGTGCCGTTTACGCGGCGCGTGGGTGAGCGGGCGACGGCGCTTGGGACGGGCGCGAGCTACGCGTTCACGTTCCGGATCGACTACGGCGCGTCGTTCACGATGCGGGATCTCCCGAACACGGCGCAATCGGTGGCGTTGCGGCTGGTCCGGCATCTGGAAGGCGGCGGCGTCTGTACGGTGACGACGGACGACGCGGCGGCACGGACGTATGCGAACTGCTCGATCGACCCGGAGGGCGGATCGCCGTCCCTGGCGTTTCAGGACGCGCAGTATCTGACGTATAGCCTATCGCTGACGCTCGTGAATCTGAGCGGCGCCGATATGCTGTGCCAATACCCGTAACGGAGACGCGCGACCATGCCAGCAAGTACGATCGAGTACCGGCTCCGCATCCGGAACGCGTCCACGGTCGCGAACCCGGACGGGACGGCGGACGTGGTGTCGGTGTCGTCGGCGCCGGCGGCGGCGGCTCCCTATATCGCGAGCGCGCCAAGCGGTGACGGTCAGGAAGTCGACCCGCTGACGGGCGCGGTGCGGACCGGGTCGTATACGGTCGAGATCGTCGACGCGAACACGGGGACGGACGCGACGGGCACGATTCGGTATCTGACGGCGCTGTTAGAGGACGCGGGCGCGCGTCAGCAGTTGCTGAGCCGGCGCGCGTACGTGGAGACGCAGACGAACGGCGGCGGGTTTACGACGCTGATCGCGGGCTACGTGACGTCGATCCGGCTGGTGAGCCCGATGCGGTACGCGGTGCAGATCGGCGACACGCGGCGCGTGGATCAGACGCAGACGATCTTTCAAGGCTCGAGCCTTGGGTCGTATTCAACCCGCGGCACGATCACGGGCGGGCCGGTGACGTCGAACTGGGGACCGGTTGTCGCGCGCGGCGGGTGGCGGTATCGTGTCACGAACGCCGGCAGCGGCAACGTGTTTTTGGAGTTTATTGACGGGTACGCGCCGAGTATTAATTCGCCGGTCATTACGGATTGGCGGAAACTCGCGCGGCCGGAGATTGGCGACTTTATCGAGGCGCGCCGCCAGGTCAACCCGTTCGCGATTGCCGGCGGGACGTCGCAGTTTGTCACGGCGTATACCTCAACGCAGTACGATTTCACGGCGGGGACGTGGGTCGTATCGGGCGGCGTGACGGCGTGGATCGGGACAACAGCGACGAACGCGGCACCGGTGCAGGCGATCGTGTGCAATTACAGCGGGACGCCGTACGGGCAGGCGCTTGGCGTGAGCCATGTGTATCTGTATTGGCCGACGTGTCCGTATTCGACAGGGCAGACGGTGTACTGCTCGTTGTCGACGTTTGAGGTGACGGAGCAAACGCCGTTGTATCTAGACGCGCATCCGGTGGATCTAGTGTCGGCGATCTGGACGAACGCGCGGATTGCGTACAACCCGGCGGGCGCGTGGGTGGCAACGGTGCGCGGACTGATTGGGGATTCGGTTCGGCTCGCGTGCCGGTTTGGTGAAGCGCCCATTATTGCATCGTTTTTGGAGTCGGCAATCTATGGGCCGTTCGGAGTAAGCGCGCGGACAACGTCGGCCGGCCAGCAGGAACTGTTCCCGACGCGGATTCGGACGTCGCTGTTGCCGACGCTGACGCTGGGAACGAACGATCTCCGTTCGGGCGAGGACGTCGTTTTTGATTTGGACGACAAAACGGCGATCGCGTCGATCACGTTGTCGCAGCAATGGATGAACCCGACGTTGTGGATTGACGGCGCGGCGGCGACGTCGAACGGCTCAACGCAGGCAAACGGCTCTAGTACGCCACTCGACGGCGTAATCGTGTCCGAGCTACGGCAGACGGCGCAATATCTGGACGTCAACCTGACGGTGTTCACGGGACGCGCGATTGAATACGCGGTCCCTGGCATGATCCATACCGCGACCAGTTGGCAACCGTCTATAAGCGAGCAGCTCGACGCAATTGCGATTCCGACGTTTGATCGGTACGGGCGCGGCGCGTCCGCGGCCGATGTGCAGGTGCTCGCGGGCTCGAGCGCGGCGGCGGCGCAGATTGGGGACGAAATCTATTTTGAGGCGGCGCATTTCCCGAACAAGGGATACCGGATCGGCGAGTCGTCGGTCGGGGCGCGCATTATGCAGGTCATCCGGCGGACGGAGTCGCCGAGCGGTCCCGTGCTGCGGCTATTGGATTCGGGATTGGCGGCGCAGCCGGCCACGTTGCCGACGATCACGATCGCCAAAGCGACCGGCGCGCCGACGACGACGGCGCAGTACACGATCACGAACGCGGCGACGCTCAACGCGGGCGGCGTAATCTCGGTGCGGGTGCAGTACGCGGCAAGCCCGACGTCGCCGACAAGCGCGGGCGCCGATCACGCGGTCTATGTGGCGGGGCAGATCCCGACGACGGCGCAAACGCTGCCGGGTCAGTCGGTGGCAGGGCAAACCATGTGGGTGCGGGCGCGGTCCGAGCAGTCGGGCTTGCGGCCGTCAAACTGGACGGCGTGGACGTCGGTCGCGTTGGACGCGTTGCCGAGCGTAACGGGTCTGGCGGCGTCCAATATCCGGCAGACGGCGGCGACGATCGCGTGGACGAATACGAGCACGGCGTTCCCGCTGATCGTGTACGCGTACCAAGGGGCAAGCGCGCCGGCGGACTGGTCGGCGTATCAGGTGGCGACGTTGCCGGCGGGATCGACGTCGACAATTGTCCGATCGCTAACGGGTCCGACGATTGCGTGGCGGTTGGGCGTCGCGTACGACGGTCCCGGCGCGGTCGGGCCGGTGGTGTCGGTGGCGGTCACGACCAATTCGACGACGGACGCATCGACGCGGCCGGCGGGGTTGGCGGTCATCCCTGGCGTGGACGACGTCACGCTCGAGCAGGGCGTCGCGTTGGCGATGTGGGCAAGCGACCAGACGCTCGACATTGTGATCGAGCGGAGCACGACGAGCGGGTCCGGGTTCGCGCAGATCGCGCGCGTGGCGGGCTCGACGCCGACGTACGCGGACGCGCTCCCGCGGGATGGCGTGACGTATTACTACCGGATTGCGCACGCGTTGGGCGGGTTCGCGTTGTCCACGTACAGCCAAGAGGTGAGCGCGATCGCGCGCGGCGTGCCGCGGGATATGGTGCGGCCGGACGCAGTGACGCCGGTCGTGCAGGTGACGACGACGGAGGCGTCTGGGATTGCGACGGTAACGTTGGCGATTACTGATCCGCAGGGGCGGGTCGCCGAGGTCCGGTTTCGCGAGCGGACGGGCGGCGGCGCGTGGTCAGCGTGGACGGTGGATACCAGCGTGCCGTACGCGTACAGCGCGACCATCCCGGCGACGGGGTTCGTCGACATCCAGTACGAGGTGAACGGCTACACGGCGTCGGGCGTGTACGGGTTGCTGGCGAGCGGGACGGAGTCGTTCGACCAAGGCACGTCGAGCGATATGGTGTCGGTGGTCGGGACGTTTAGCTCCGCCGGCGCGTTCACGCTGGCGATTAGTGCGGACTCCGATACGGCGTCAATCCGATTCGCGACGTCGACCGTGTCGCAGCCGGTACTGGCAACCGTGCAGGCGGCGACGCCACAAAACACGCGCAATTATGTGACGACGCTGGCGGGTCCGTTTACGTCGGGGACGACGGTGTTTGTGTCGGTGCTCGGATATACCGCGGTCAGCGGCGGCGGCTCTGAGTCGGTGCTGTTTCAATACTCGTTTATTCGAGATGGCGGGCTGGTGTATACGTCGTGCTTGGCAACGCCAGGGACATCGAGCGCGACGCAGATCGTGGTAACGGTGACGGGCACGGCGCCATCCGGATCGCCGACGGTGCAATTGGTGGCGATTACGGGCTCGGCAACGCTGGCGACGGGCGCGGCGATCGGAACGCCAGTCGCGTCGGGCTCGAGCTGGACGTTCAATCGCGGCGCGGCGCTTGGTCAGCCCGGCGGCGCACAGTTTCGCGCAGTCTTGGCAGGCGCGCAATCGGACGACGACTTTATCGAGATTCCGGAGCAAGGTCGGGATACGACCTATCTGGCAAGTCGGGCGCGCGTGACGGCGACGACGGCGACGACGGTGACGGTCCGGTATGCGGTGCTCGATAAGTACACGGCGCTGTCCACGTCGATTTCGTATCTGACGCAGGGCATTGCAACGATCACGCCGGGGACGCCACAGACGGTGTCGGCGGCGGTCGGTGACACGTACGCGGTTCCGGAGACGGTCGGAAGCTACGTCGACTACACGATTACGCGGCCCGTGACGGGGCTGCCGACGGGTCGGGTGACGTTCACGGCGTCGGCGACGGGGCGCGTCAGCGACAGCGACGCGGTCGACGTGCCGGCGCAAGATGTGGGCATGATGGCGGTATCGGTGGCGTTTAGTGCGGCCGGCGCGGCAACGGTGTCGTTTGTGGGCGACTCGACCGTGGCGTCGTTTAAGTTCGCGACGAGCACCAGCGCGTTTCCCACATTGGCGACGGTGCAGGCGGCGTCGCCGGTGAACAGTCGGAACTCGACGCAAACGTTGGCGGGTCCGTTTGCGTTGGGCACCAGTCTGTACGTGTCGTGCGTGTCGTATACGGGCGCGAGTGGGACCGGCAAGGAGTCGCCGATCTTCCAATACCAGTTTATCCGGCAAAACACGGCGCCGACGGTGCTCAATCGTCAGCCGGCAACGCAGGTATGCGACCCAAAAAGCGCAGTTGTAGACTACGTACGAGAGGCCGGCTATTACGTGCCGGGGTATCAAATGCCGGCAAGTTTCCCGCCAGCAGGTCGACATCTCGGGCAGGTCATTGTGCCGCGCGGCGTGACGCTGCGCGCTATTCGCGTGAATTGCTACGCGTTGCAGCCGCCAAGCGGCGGCGGTTCGGGCGACATTATCACGATTAACTTTTACCGCATTACGGATAACGGCGTGGCGACGTTTGTCGGATCGACCGTGCAAAACCTTTACGGCGGATGGCAAACGCTGGCGGTCACGTCGTTGTCCGAGGACACAACAAACCGTAGTTATTACGTGGACATTTTCTCAGTGTGGAACGACGCAGCAATTTCGTCTGATCTGCGCGTGGCGTGGATCGAATCCGAGTACGACAAGACGACGACGGACCAAAACATTTAACGGGGGACGGATGGCAACTACCGCAACGCAGGAATACATCGCGCTGATTGAGGCGCCGCCAATTAAGTCGCTGGCGTCGTTTCAAGCAGACGTCGTGGCGTTTCAAGGCACGGTGCCAATGTACGGTGCCGAACTCTCAATCGAGTCGGTCCCGCTGCAAAACGCCGTCATTACCGAAACCGATCCGACGTTGATCGGGCCGCTCAATAACGCGTACCAGCGCACGTCGTTCCTGCAGAATCGCATCGAGCGGTTGTCGGCGTTGCTGCAAGAGATCCGGGTCGGGCTGATCGACCTGAATACGGACCAGCAGGCGGTGATTAACGGCGGCTATCCGGCGCCGGTCGGACCGACGAACTAACCAGACGGGAGGCGTACCAGATGCGGCTTCATGTGCTCGGGGTTCCCCATACCGTGACCGACGCGGCGTGGAGTCATTGCGCGTTTACGCAAAAGGTCCGGCGATTGGGGCCGATGCTGCGGGCGTTCGGGCATCACGTCACGCATTACGGCGTGGCCGGCTCGAGCGCGGGCGCGGACGTCGATGTCGTGCTGATGGATCAGGACGAGCACCAGACGTTGCTCGGGCATCCGTACGCGCACGGGACGGCGCTATACGGCGCGGATGCGGTCGACGGGAACGACTGCTACCGGCAGTGGAATCACTACGCGCGCGAGGAGCTGCGCGAGCGGGTTGAGCCTGGCGACTTAATCTTGTGTCCGTTCGGTCACGCGCACGGGGCGGCGATCCGCGGGTTGCCGGTGCTTGCGGCCGGCGCGGGCGCGATCGAGTCGGGGATCGGGTACTTCGATACGCTGCTCCCGTGGCGGGTGTACGAGTCGTACGCGGTCCGGCACGCGGTGATGGCGAAGGAGGGGCGGTACGGCGTCACGGTAGAATCCAATCGGCTAGAGTTCGTCGCGCCCAATTACTACGACGTGGCGGATTGGCCGGCGGGTCCGGCGATAGATCGGGCGGGCGCGCCAGTGGTGTTCCTCGGGCGACTAACAGAAGGCAAGGGCGTCGGGATCGTGCTTGATGTGGCGCGGCGTCGGCCGGATGTGCGGTTTGTCCTGGCGGGTCAGGGCGACATCGACGTGTGGGGCGACCTGCCGGCGAACGTAGAATACGTGGGCGCGCTCGGTCCGGAGCGGGCGGCGCTGTTGGGTGGCGCGCGGGCGATTATTGCGCCGAGCCGGTACGTCGAGCCGTTTGGCGGCGCGGTCGTTGAGGCGGCGTTATGCGGCACGCCGGCGATCACGTCGGACTTCGGCGCGTTCTCGGAAACGGTGCAGCACGGGATTACGGGGTTCCGCGCGCAGACGATCAACCAATTCGCGTCGGCGGTCGATCGCGTGCTCGAGCTCGATCGCGGGTATATCCGAGCGCGGGCGATCCGGCTGTACTCGGTCCCGAAGGTCGGCCGGATCTATGACGATTTGCTAACGGTCTGTGCGGAGCGGCTGGAAACGGGGACGTTTCCGGCGGCCGGATGGTAACGGTGAGGCGTCAAGAGTCGACGGCGCGCGGGTTGCCGAGCAGTCGAGTTCGGTCCCACATTTCAGGGCAGAGGATCGGCACTCGACCATTTACGTCGGCGAAAATGGCGTTTCACATGGAACAAGCAGTCCCGGCGCTGGTCGCGGCGATCGCCGGCACTGGCACGTACGGATTGCAGGCGGCGAACGCGACCGCCAATCCGATTCCGTACTTAACGCTCGGGATGACGGTGGTGTCGATCATTGTCGCGGGCGCGGTCGCGTGGGGTGTCCAGAAAGCGGACAGTCGGCGGACGCGGGCCGATGTGGAAAAGCTGTCGGCGCTGATGTTGGAAACCGTCCAGCGGTTAAGCCGGATCGAGTCAAAGCTCGAGCGATGACCAAACGCGGCACGATCCCGGCGGAGGTGCGTCCGGTGCGGGATCTCGCGGTGCTAGCGCCGAAGTTCCGCGCGGCGCTCGAGCGGGTGCTCGCGACGGTGCGCGGGCTGGGGCATAAGCCGGTCGTGGTCGAGACGCTGCGGACGGGCGAGCGGCAGCGGTATATCTACGGGTTCGGGCGGACGTACGACGACGGGCGCGGCATCGTGACACACTCCGCGGATTGGGACGAGACGTGGCACGGGTACGGACTCGCGGCCGACGTGGTGTGCGGAGATTTGTTCTGGGCGGCGACGGACGAGTTCTGGGCGGCGTTGGGACGGGCGTGCGGGCGCGAGCGGTTGACGTGGGGCGGCGATTGGAACGGCGACGGCGACAGCCGCGACGAGCGGTTTTTGGATCGGCCGCACATTCAGTGGGGGCCGCCGATGCGGCGGAGTCCGAGTCCGAGGGCGGCGCGTCTGGTGGCGGACGGTGGTCCGCCGGCGGTCTGGCGCGAGGTAGGGGCGATCTAACCGGGGGGAAGCGTGGATTGGGTTAAGCTGAAGGTGGTGGAATACGGGCTGTCGCTGGTCGTGGCGCCGTTGGCGATGCTGGCGATGCAGTGGTTGAAGGTCGGCGTTCGCCAGGTGGAGGCGCTCCCGGCGTGGCAGAAGCGCGGCGTGGTGGTCGCGGTGGCGGCGCTGTTTACGGCGTTAGGCAATCTGGCCGGGGTCAACTTTGGCGTGAGCGGCGAGTCGGTCGACGGGTTGGCGACGTTGCCGGTCGCGACGGTCGAGACGGCGATTGCGGCGCTGATTGCGATGGCGCTGCATTGGATCAAGAACAAGCGCAAAGCGACGACGGCGGAGCTTGGCTAGCCGTTGACAGCGCGCGCGCTGGGCGGCATATTCGGGGGGTCGGTGACGGCGCGCAAGCGGCCGGCCGATCTCTGTCCGCAACAGGCTAGTGGCGTCGCAAGACGGCCATGCAAAAGACTCCAGTTCTTCGCTGGGGTCTTTTTGTGTCTTGCGGGTCCGTCGGTCGGTCGGTACTGTTGGTACGACCCGTCTAGGCGAAGAACCGACGGCGGGTGATCGGGCTTACCGTTGCTTTCCCGATTGCGCTATGCGGACCCTGCGCGCACCAATCCTAAGCGATCCAGACGAGCGTGTTCCACCAATCCGGGCGCTGTCGAGCCTACATCCCGGCCGGTCACCAACGCTCGAGCTGCTGTTCCACGGCCGCACATCCTGGCCGATAGGTACCCTCCGAGGGCGCGACTCGTTGAGCGGGCGAGCGCGGGCAGGAGCGCCATGCGATGGCCAGTCCGTTTGCCGGCTCTTTCGGAGAGTCGACGGGTCCAAGAGATCCGACGCACGGTCACCGGAAAAGCGGTGGTGACCGGGTATGGCTCCGCTATGTGCGGAAAAAAGAACACAAAAACTATCAGCAATAAGCTATTGACACGTAGCAAATGCGATGTATTGTAGGACCTGAGCGGCATAGCCGTGTTGCTCAATTTCACGCGGACCAGAGGGGAGACAATGGATACGATCGACAGCTTGGTGCAGATTGTGGCGCGGTATTCCGACGCACAGCTCGCAGAAGCGCGCGACATGATGGCGCGGTGGGACGCCGAGGAGGATATGCCGGCGTCGTTGGTGACGCTCGCGCGGATCATCGAGGAGGAAGCCCGATACCGGCAGGCCGAGGACATGGCATTGCGGGAGGGGCGGACGATGACCAGCGACCAAGTGCTCGCGGCCGGTCACATGACGTGGCATTATTGCGACAAGATCCGAGCTACACTCGATCAGTTGTTCGTGCACTATCAGGCGTGTTTTCGCGCCATTAATGACGCCGATGCGGCCGTGACGGCGCAGATTGAGGCGCTCGGCACTACGCACGCGGTCTGGGCCGCGGATCTGCGCGCGGCGCGGAATCTGCTGACCAAGCTGGCAGCCAGCCTAGAGCACGTCCGGCAGGATCTGCAAATCGCGCTAGACGCGACGGACGGGCTCGACCATCAAGCGGCGATCCTGCTGGCGTTCGATCTGTCGGATACCCTACCGTGGACGGAGGACGCGCGATGAAGAGCAGCGAGTCAATTGGGCTGATCGCGCCGGCGATCGTGAAAGCGTCGGCGGATCTCGGGCCGGTGACCAAGGACGCGACGAACCCGGCGTTCCGGAACAAGTACGCGACGCTCGACGCGATCATGGAGCAGGTGCGGCCGGTGCTCGCGGCGCACGGGCTGGCGGTCATGCAGGGCGTATTGCATCCGGAGACGGACGGCGGGCGCGTGGTCGGGATCGCGGTCGAGACGCGGCTCCTGCATCTGTCGGGCGAGTGGATGGCGTCGGTGGTGGTCGTCCCGGTCGAGAAGCCGACAGCGCAGGGCGCGGGATCGGCGATTAGCTACGGCCGGCGGTACGGGCTGTCGGCAATGCTCGGGCTCACGGCGGAGGACGACGACGGCAACGGCGCGTCTAAGCGGCCGGAGACGAGCGCGGCGCCGAAGCGTGCCGAGCGTGAGCCGGAAGTAGGCAAGCGGCTGCACGATCGCGTACCGGCGACGCCGGCGGCCGCCATGAGCTTGGCAAAGGCGGCGACGGTCGAGCTCAAGGGCACGAAGCTGGCCGATATGGACGACGCACGGCTGGCGGCGGTCCGAGCTTGGGCGGCAGAGAAGGCCAATAACTACGTCCTGGCGGCGTGCGATGCGATCGCGGCGGCGCGTCAAGCGGACGGCGGCGAGGAGGACGGCGCGTTTGACGACGACCGGTTACCGTTTTGAGCGCCGGCGGCGAGTGGGTTGAGGAGTGGTTTGCGGTCGAGGACGACGAGCAGGAGGCGCGGGCATTTGCTCGCGCCGTCCAGCGGCACGTCAACGCGCAGGCGTGGGAAGATCGGCACACGGGGATGCAGCTCGAGCCGTTCCGTTGGGATACGGCGGACGACGACGAGGAGGCCGGCGCATGACGTGGCTGAATTGGGTGTTCTGGTGGCTGGTGCTTGTCGCGGTCGGGTTGACGGCGGCGTGGCTGCGGTCTGATTGGACGGCGCACGATGTGGATACACAGCGCGACGACGAGATGGGGCGATGACGAGCGAACGGACGGTCCACAAGATGCGGCAGGAGATCATTGAGGCGGCGGCGGCGCTGCACCGGCACGCGAAGGACGAGGGCGCGCTCCGGATTCTGGCGTCGCGGAACGCACGAGACGCCGAGATCTACAAGCCGCGGATAAAGACGGCCGCGGCGTACGCGACGGAGACGGAGGCCGTGATCCTGAAGATCTTTAACGCGGCGGTGCGCCGGCTCAAGGCGGAGATGGGCGAATGACCGATCAGGACTACGCGACGTATCGTGACCGCCGCGTCATTACGCTGGTCCACGACGAGCAATATCTGGTGAGGAAGATCACCGGCGGGGAAGTGCTGGCGAGTTGGGACGCGGTCGACCAGCGGTTCCGTCAGATCGCCGCCGGCCGGCATTCGCCGCGCGGCGCCGTCATTGAGGCAGGCACGGTCGCGGCCGTGGCGACGGCGCGCAGTCCTGGCATGAAAGGCTCGCGGAGCCAGTGGACGCCGATCGACCAATGCCGTCACGATCCGGCGCCGGCCAAGAAGAAGGAGACGATCGGGGCGTCGATTCTGGCCATGATACACCAGCACGGGCCACTGACGACGGCGAAGCTTGCCAAGCTGCTGCCGCAGATCCTGCCGCAGAGTATCCGGACGACGTGCGGCAAACTGGCGAACAGCCATAAGCTGGGCCGGTCGTGGGTGATGGTCGGCGAACGGCAGATCACGGCGTATACCGTGGGCGTGGTGACGCACGAGCCACGGAAAAAGACGGTCAAGCCACATCGAGCGGATCACGTAAAGGCCGAGCCGTGGATACATCCGATCCGGCGGCGTGCGCTCGGGTTGCCGGTGGCGCAATCGCCCTTGACAGTTAACCCGGATGACGTAGTTTAGAGGGGCAGCCGTAGCCGCGGTTGCTTTTCCCTAGCGGACGGAGCACAGACAATGGTTGAGATGCTGAACGACGAGGCGGTCCGGGCGGTCCTGGCGGACGCGGTCACGCAGACGGTGGTGGTGATGTGGGCGGGTTGCTGCATCTATATGATGGCGTCGGCGGTGCGGGCGTCGATCGGGCGGGCGCGATAATGGCGCCGGTCGTGCTGGACATTGAGACGGTGCCGCTGATCGCGTCGCTCGAGATGCCGTATCCGGAAGCGGACCGGATGCCGCCGGCGAACTACAAGTCGGACGAAGCGGTCGCCAAGTGGCGCGACGCGGACGTCACGGCATGGCGGGCCGATCGCGTAAAGGTGTGCAGCTTGAACCCGCGACTCGGGCGCGTGCTGTGCGTCGGTCTCAAGTCGGGACCGTCTGAGCAGGTTGTGGTCGCCAAGACGGAAGCGCGCGAGGCGCGGGCGCTGGCGACGGTATGGGATGTGATCGCGGATGCGGACGGGCGGGTCGTGACGTGGAACGGGTCGTGGGATCTCCGGTTCCTGCTGATTCGGTCGATGCTGCTCAAGGTGCCGGTCCCGATCCGGCCGGCGACGGTGCGCGGGTGGCTCCGGAAGTATTCAACGCATCCGCATTGCGACGTAAAAGCGATGCTAACGAACTGGGAGGCGCCGGTTCGCGGAGAAGGGCTGAACGAATGGGCGCAGGCGTTCGGCGTCGGCGGTAAGACGGACGGGATGACGGGCGCAAGCGTGTGGCCGATGTTTGCGGCCGGCCAGTTTGACGAGATCGCGGCGTATTGCATGGACGACGTCAGGGCGACGGCGGCGCTGTACGAGGCCGCGGGGCCGGTGCTTGATTTGGACTTCGAGACGACGGCGGTGCAGCCGTGACGCTACTAGATCTGTGGGACGAGTCCGCGGCGTGGGCGGCGATGGTTGCCCGGTCCGAGGCGATCGCGGCGGTTGACGCGCGGGTGACGGATACGCCGAGCGAGTCGGACGTGGTCCGGACGGTCACGTTGGCGCTGCTGGCCGAGCTCGCGGACGCCGGCCGGGGCGAGTTCTCGGCGGACGATCTGGGCGTCATGCTCGACCAGCGGCAAGTCGCTACCGATCTCGCAACGCGGCGCCGGATCTGCTCCACCATCATTACGCGCGGGGCGGCAGACGGGCTATGGTTCAAAATCGGATACGTCAGTTCGAGGCGTCGCAAGTGCGCGCCGATCGTGCAATGGCGGGTCGGCGCACCGTGAAAACGGCCGACGATCTGCTGCATGATTTCGGGCTGGCGCACGTCGCCAGCTTGCCGCGGGACGTCCTATCGGAGCGGGTTGAGCGGCTGGCGGCGTATGCGGCGGCGTACGACCAGACGTACGAAAAGCTGTCGCAGGTGCTCCAGCGGAGGACGGCCAAGCTACGCCAGGCGGAAGAGTCGGCCGGCCATTTGACGGCGGTTGCGGACCGGCTCCGGCTAATCGCGGCAATGCAGGCGGACGTGATGGTTCGTACCCTACAGTGGCACCGAGCGATCGGGACGGAGCGAGAAGCGACGGCGTCCGAGGCGCTGCGCGTCACGCTGGAGCTGTTTAGCGGGATTCAGACGGAGGGGACACGGTGACGGACAGCGGGACGGTGCGGCGCAAGCCGCGGCATTTGGAAGCAATCGAGCAGCGGCTGTTTGTGCAGCGGTTCCGGCTCGATCCGCGGACGCGCGACTTGCCGGCGTGCGCGATCCCAAACGGGGGACGGCGTGGACCGCGCGAGGCGGCGCTGTTGAAGGCGGAAGGGGTGACGGCCGGCGCGCCGGATTGGGTGCTATTTGTGCCGGCTGACGGGACGTCCGGGTTGGCGTTTGAGTTTAAGTCGCCGACGGGGAAGGGTAAAATCTCGCCGGCGCAGGACGTGTTTCACGAAGCGATGCGATGCCAGCAATGGGCTGTGTTTGTTGTGACGTCGGCGGCGGACGCGTGGCACATTTTGGAAGTTTATCTGGGGATCAACAAATGACGGCGATCCCGGAGATGTCGGTGGCGGCGGCGGCGCGGATGCTGGGCGTATCGCGGCAGCGGGTGTACCAACGCGTGGCCGGCGCGGTGGCGGAGGACAACAAGCACGGCCGGCCGCTGGATGCGACGGTGCGGCCGAGCGAAGGGCGCGGGACGCGGGACGGCGTGCAGATCCGGATTGAGCTCGACGTTGTCCTGGCGTGGCGGGAGGAACGGATCGCTGCGGGGTTGCCGGTCGGTCCGATCCCGGCGGCGCTATGGCGGGACGTGGTGCCGAAGCCGCCGGAGATTCCGGCGACGTTCTCCGGACTGCCGAACCTCAACCCATTCTGACCATGTACCAAGAAACCGAGCCGATGGAGCGGGTAGAGATTGTCCGCGCGCTGACCGGCGGGAAGTGGATCACGTCGACCATACACTGGGACCATCTGTCGATGGTGCTTTACGCGCGCCGGCAAAACGAGCAAATGGGCGAGCCAAAGCCGGCGAAAGCAGCCTGAGCAGGACAAGCACAAACAGCCGAGGATCAGCCGTGAGCACAAAACGACCCAATCCAATTAAGGGCAACAAGCCGTTCCCGAAGGGAGTCAGCGGCAACCCCAAGGGGCGCCCGAAGTTACCCGACATTCGCGAGGCGATGGCGCGGCTATTGTCGGACGAAAAAGACGGGGCGGTTGCGTTGGATACCATGCTCGCGGCGCTGCGGATGAAGGCCGAATCGGGCGACGTTCGCGCGGCCGAGGTGCTACTCGATCGCGCGTTCGGCAAGTCGTCGCAGACGGTGGACGTCACGTCTGGCGGGAACCCGATCGTGCCGCCCATCATCTGGAGCGACCAGCGGTGAAGCATTACGAACGGTGGTGGGAAAACAACCTCAGCCGGCGGCGCGCGGAGTTCGCAACGTGGCTGGCGGATTCGGACGGCTCGAGCCGCGAAGCAGTCGGGTCGATCGTGGACGCGATTGCGGCCGAAGGGCATAAGGGCCGGATGGTCGACGTGCTGGAGTGCGGTCCCGGCACGTACCTTGATTGGGAAACGGTCTGGTCGCAGCGGCCGGTGGTGTGCTATTCCGCGGTCGACGTCACGCCGACGATTGTTGAGGACGGGCGAGCGCGCGGGCTGGACGATGTCCGGTGCGGTTCGATTGAGGCGTTGCCGTATCCGGCGAACTGCATTGACGTGGTGTATTGCCGGCACGTTTTAGAGCATTTGCCGAGCTATAAAACGGCGTTGCTCGAAATGCGGCGGGTGGCGCGTCGGGCGGCGGTTGCGGTGTTCTGGCGGCTCGATACGACGGCGACGAAGGACGTCATCTTATGGAACACGGTAAGCGACGTGCCGGATACCTACCATAACATGTACAGTCAGGCCGCGATCTCGGCGTTCTTAACGGCGGCGGACGCTCCGCATACGTGGAAGCAAGCAAGTAAGGATTGGCTATTGATCATGCATGGCGAGCGCGGCCGCGTCTAATCCGGAGCCGGTCGTCCTGCTGGCGCCGTATCGGGCGCTGTTTACGGCGCGGCCGGCGTGGCGCTACGCGTTTATGACGGGCGGGCGCGGGTCGGGCAAGTCGTGGCATTTGGCGGTGTTCCTGCTCAATCTCACGTACGAGCCGGACCATGTCATTCTGTTTACCCGCTGGACGATGGAGTCCGCCGGCGCGTCGATCATCCCGGAGTTTGTGGATAAGATCGAGCGGCTCGGGTGCGGCGCCGACTTTGCGATCACGCAAAAAGAGATCGTCAATACCAAGACGGGGTCGCGGATCTTGTTCCGCGGCATTAAGACAAGCAGCGGCAACCAGACGGCAAAGCTCAAGTCGATACAAGGCGTCACGACGTGGGTGCTTGACGAGGCCGAGGAGCTGGTGGACCGGCGCACGTTCGACACGATCGACGATTCGATACGGTCGCAGTTGCAGCCGAACCGGGTGATTCTGTCGCTCAACCCGTCCAGCGTCGACCATTTCCTGCATGAGCTGTTCGTCGCGTCCCGACGCTCAGATACGCTGTATCTGCATACGACGTGGGAGGATAACCGCGAGAACCTCAGCGACTCGTTCCTGGCGAAGATCGAGCAGACGCGGACCGACAATCCGGCGCGGTACGCGCACGTCTACGGCGGGCAATGGCGGCGCGAAGTGTCGGGGCTGCTCTGGACGCGGGCCGAGATTGAGCGGGCAAGGATCGTGAGCCGGCCGGACGATCTGGCGCGGGTCTTGGTCGCGATCGACCCGGCGGTGACGGCAAACGAGTCGAGCGACGAGACGGGCATCGTGGTGGTCGGGGCCGATCGGCACCGGAAAGGCTACGTGCTGGAAGATCTGTCTGGCCGGTATTCGCCGAACGAATGGGCGACGGTGGCGTTGGACGCGGCTCGGCGCTGGAAGGGCTCAATTGTGGCCGAGGTTAACCAGGGCGGCGATATGGTGGCGGCGGTCATCCGGTCGCTTGGGGATCGGGCGCACGGGGTCCGCATCATTGACGTCAGGGCGAGCCGAGGCAAGCTAGCGCGCGCGGAGCCGGTCTATTCGCTGTACCAAGAGGGAAGGGTATACCATTGCGGCACGTTCCCGTTGCTCGAATCGCAGATGGCGGGGTTTAATCCGGAATCAAGCCTGACGTCGCCGGATCGGGTCGACGCGTTGGTCTGGGGGATGTCGGCGCTGCTGTTAAGTGGCGCGACGCCGTTCGTGGTCTAGCGGCTGGCGTAGTGTCAACAGCGGCGCGGCGCGATATTGCCGCGCGGAGCGGGAGTCGGTAAAATTGAGGAGCGATTACTCTAGCCGGGCTCTATGGCTGACGAAACGAAGGCGCCGTTTCTGGCGCGAGTGACAACGGCGCTGTCGGCGCTGCGCGGAACGGCCGAAGAGCGCGCGATCACGCCGGCAAACGTCGGCGCGGGAAATAAAGTCGCGGCCGGCATGGCCGGGTTGTCGCTGGTCAGGACGGCGAACCCGCAGGAATACAAGCCGGACGGCGCGACGGTCCGCGCGCAGGGCTTCAATAAGCATCCCGTGGTGCACGCGTGTATCCGCGCGATTGCGGATATTGTCGCGTCTGTCCCGTACGTCGTGTTGCGCGAACGCGGGATGTACGAATCAAAGGTGCCGGCGGACCATCCGTTGCAGCGACTGTTGGATTATCCGGGGCCGCGGATGACGTCGCGCGCGATGCGGGCGCGGATCGCGGTCGATTACGTGGGCTACGGTAACGCGATGATGCAGCTCGAGCGGCCGGCGCCGGGACGTATGCCGTTGGCGATCCGGTCGATTAATCCGGAATCGCTGCAATCGGTCTGGGTGGACGCGGAAGGCGATCCGCGGCGGTACGATTACGGCAATTGGGCGGGCGTCATTATCCAAGTGCCGGCGGAGGACGTGCTGCATTTTCGAGATCTCGATATGCCGCGTCCGTATTATCCGGACGTGTTCGGGTTCCCGCGCGGCGCGACGGCGATTGCGTCGATGACGGCGGACAACGAGGCGACGCAATACGTGCGGCAGGTCGTCACGAACGACGGCACGCCGACGTTTGCCGTGATGCTGAGCGACGAGGCGACGCAAGACGACGCGACAGCGATGCAGGACCGATATCGCGCGCGGGTGGTGGATCGCGGCAAGCGCGGGACGCCGGCGTTTTTTGGTTCGGTTAAAGATATTAAGCCGTTGGGGTTCACGCTGTCCGATCTGGAGTTTCCGGACTTGCGGCGCGTCTCGCGTGAGGACATTTGCGCGGCGTTCGGGGTCGATCCGCGGATGATCGGGATTGCGTCGGCGACGTCGGACGCCGGGCTATCGGGCGCGCAGTACGTCGAGGCGCGTATGCGGCTTGTGCAGCATACGATTGAGCCGATGCTCGCGTCGATTGAGGACGAACTAAACCATTGGCTAGCGCCAGAGTTCGGCGACGTCTGGATCGCGTACGATACGGAAGTGCTGTCGGCGCTGGTCGAAAACGACGTCGTCACGTCAAATCGCGTGCAGTCCGAGTTTAAGATCGGGCTGCGGACGTGGGAGGAATCGCGCCGCGCCTTGAAGCTGTCGCCGGTGCCGGAGCCGACGGACACAATTGCGCTGTCCAGTGGCATGTCGCTGGTTCCTGCGGCGGTCGCGGTGATCGACCCGCGCGCGGTGATGGACGCAACGCCGACGGTCGAGTCGCCGCCTCCGGGCGGTGGCGCGGGGCCGTTGGTGACGGAGGACGAAGAGGACGCGCTCGACACGGACGAGGAAACGATCGACGGGCGCGCGTTGACGCGCGCGGACGTGGTGCGGTCGTTTACCGAAGATGCGATGTCGGGCGACCAGATCGAGGCGGTGGCGGAACTGCTGGAGTCGGTGATGACGGCCGAGCTGCCGGCGGCGGCGGTCGTGCAGTTGATTCTGGCGGCGTTCCCGAAACTCAAGCCCGACGCGGTGCAGGCGATGGTAGACGCGTGCGTCAATTTTGCGGTCAAGCCGCGGCCGAACGACGAGCCCGAGCCGGACGACGAGGAGCCGGAGGAGTCCATGCCGGCGGACGACGGCCGGGCGTGGTGGGAGCGGTTAAGCGACGCGGAACTGGCCGAGGAGCCGCGGTTCCAGCTCTGGTCCCGTGCGATGGAGGAGCTCACGCGTCGCGAGGAGCCGTACTACCAGACGGCGGTCACGCGGTTTGCGGCCGAGCGGACGGAAGTCGGCGCGCTGTTCGGCGTGGATTCGCGCGCGTATAAGACGGCCGACGAGATCCTGGCGGAGATCGAGCGGCGCATAAAGGCCGGATACAAGCCGGGCGGCGAGTATTATGAGGCGTGGCGCGCGGCGTATCTGGACCTGATTGGCGAGATGTATATGGTCGGCGCGCGTCAGGTGGCGTTCGTCTTGCTGTCGTTCTCGCTGCAATCGCCGGAAGTGCTCGCGGCGATCGACAAGCGCGCGGGCCATCTGGCGAAACTGGTCGGCAAGACGACGTCTGACAACATCCTAGCGGCGATCCGCGCGGCCGAGTTGGCCGGGCTGTCGGTAAAGGAAACGGGGCGGCTGGTGCAGGCGTCGGTCTATAACGAGGTCATTACGGACGCGCGGTCAAGGACGATCGCGCGGACGGAGTCGGCCGGCGCAATGTCGCAGGGGACGTGGGACCAAGCGCGGGCCGACGGGATATATCTGTCGAAAGAGTGGCTCGCGTTTGACGATGCCAAGACACGCGAGACGCATACGGCGTGTATGGCGCAGGGGCGAATCCCGTTTAACGATCGGTTCGATAACGGGCTGGCCTATCCGCTCGACCCGGCCGGCGAAGCGGCCGAGGTGATTAACTGCCGGTGCGTGCTGGCGCCGTATATCACAAGTGTTGACGAGGCTCCGATATGAGCGCACGACCGAAGCCGCAGGTCCATTTTCAGTCCGATGCCCATTTGCAGATGCGGGCCGACGCTGTGCTCCCGGACGGCGTGGCGGGTCGCGTGTCCGGCGTGGCGCTGACGTATGAGACGGTCGACAGCTACGGGACGTTGTTCGCGCGCGGCTGCGCGAAACTGACCATTGCCGGCAAGGTCGCGGCGCGGAAGGTGCCGCTGTTGATGGATCACGAACGGAGGACGGGCGCGCACGTCGGCGTGGTGTCGATGATGCAGGAAGCGGGCGATAGTCTGATGATGACGGCGGATCTGTTCGACACGCCGGAAGGTCGGGCGGCGTTGGACTACGTCAAGACGGTCATTGCGGCCGGCGCGTCGACGGGGTTCTCAATTGGGTTCGTCCCGCGGAAGGCCGAGACGGTCACGATCGACGGGCGCGTGGCGGAGCGGTTTCTCGAAATCGAACTGCGCGAAGTGTCGATTACGCCGATGCCGGCGGTCCCTGGCGCGGACGTGGTGTCGGCGCGGACCGATCCGGAGCCGGCGCTCGAGCGGAGCGACGCGGAACTGTTGGCGATAGCGGCGGCGGCGGCGTTGGATGCGATGCCGGCCGAGGCGCGGGCGTCGCTGTTGGCGCGGTATGTAGGGAGTAGGACCGATGGCGGGGACGGGGCTACGGTGCTCGATGCGAACGCGAACTGGCCGACGACGCCAGATCCCGCGGCGCTTCCGATCGTGCCGGACGCGAACGGCTCACGGCATCTTTCACACGCGCAGCGGGTGTCCGCGGTGCGGTCAAGTTTCAATTACTGACACGGAGTTCGTATGAAGGCGCCATTGGTGTCGAAGAACCGCGCGGCGGCTGAGCTGCGCGAGAAGGCCCACAAGATCCGTCACGATTTGGTCGACGCGACCAATTCGTTCACGGCCGAGGAAGTGGAAAAGATGACGGGCGACATTCGCTCGTTGGAGATGCGGGCGCAGGCCGCGGCCGAGTTTACGGCCGATGCCGAGGTTGCGCGTCAGGGCGGCGACGAAGGGCTGGTGCGCGTCGATGCCGGCGGACAGCGGACGGAGTTCGCCAATATGGGCGACGCCATGCAGGAAGTCCGCTCGACGATCGTCAACGCGTTTTCTAACGTGGGCACGTACATCCGCGCGGCGACGCGTGGTCCGGCAAACGCAGCGGAAGCGGCGGCGCTGAAGCAGGTCGACCAGTTTACGCGTACGATCACGGGCTCTACGAACGGCGGCGAGTACTTGCTCCCGCTGACGCAGGTTCCGGAGATCTTCTCGGTGAGCAACCAGCAGCCGGGTCTGTTCCAGTACGCGCGGCGCTACAACGTGCCGGGTCGTTCGCTGCGCATCCCGTACTTGGTGCAGGATGAAGGCACGACGACGCTCAACCGTCCGATGGCCGGTAAGATCGCCAACGTGTCGATTGTCGGCGAAGGCGCGACGAAGCCGGTGCGCGAGCCGACGTTCGGCCAGCGTTTGCTGACGATGTACAAGTACGCGGCAATCACGCAGTTTGGCGACGAATTGCTGGGCGACGACTTTACGGGCGAACTCCCGAGCGAAGTCACGACCGCGGTCGGTGGTCAGATCGTGAACAAGATGAACGAAGATATCACGATTGACGGCACGGGCTCGAGCGAGCCGCTCGGCGCACTGAACGCGGCTAACGGCTCGCTGATCGCGGTGAACCGCGCGACGGCCAGCACGTTCACGGCGGCGGACGCGTTCTCGATGTACGAGAAGCACACGCACGGACCGAACTCGGCGTGGATGATCTCGCGTCGCGTGCTGAACAAGCTGTTTGCGCTCCAGACGACCAACAACACGATGGTCACCTGGCTCGCGAATCTGCGCGATAAGCCGCAGATGCTGTTGCTTGGTCTGCCGGTGATCGTGACGGACCTGCTCCCGACGCTCGGTACCAAGGGCGACGTGGCGCTGGTCAACGGTGACTTCTACGCGATGGGCTTGCGTCAGGCGTTGACCGTGGAAAGCTCGATCCACGTCGCGTTCATTCAGGACGTGACGACGTACCGTTTTGTGGCGCGCGGCGGCGGTATTCCGCTCCCGACGTCCACGTACGCGTACAAGGTCGACAGCAGCGGCAACAAGGTGGACGCGCACTCGCCGTTCGTCGTGCTGGATGTTCCTGCATCCTAATGTGACGGATGCGGGTCTGGTGTCCGGTGGGGTCGCGATGGTCGCGGTTCCACCGGAGGCCGATCCGTTGACGCCGGTCATGGCGTTGACGGAGTGCATTATTGGTGGCACGCGGCGGCAGGTCGGGGAATGGTTTACCGTGCCGCGGGCGCGCGTGGTCGATCTGGTGGCGTTCGGGTTTGTCATGCCGGACGCGTACTTCGATGCGATGCAGCCCAAAGCGGCGGCGCATTGGCGGACGGCGCAGCGGGAAGGGCTGACGGGGCAGTCGCTGGTGTGCGACGAGGCGACGGCGACGCGGCTTTGGAACGATGCCGGCGGGCGGGTGCTGACGCCGGCGGGATGGGAGTCGACGGCGTACGAGGCGGCGCCGGTGACGGCGGGCGCGTTGCGGGTGCTGCAATTAACGCAATACGATCCCGGCTCGAGCGTGTACCGGTACCATAGCGCGGCGAATACGGTTGACGGCGTGGTGTCGGCGATGGTTCGGCACGGCGACAGCAACCCGCATTGCTCGTTGCGTCAGTGGGACGGGCTGCTGCACAATCGGACGGTCGAGCTGCTGGCGATGACGGCGGACGTCATTCATTGCCATATGGACTACCGGGCGTTGCATCACGATCTGCGGTACGCGTTGCGAGACGGACAGCGGGCCGCGATTACGTATCATGGATCGGTCATAGACGGAGATCATACGCGCGTGCTGGTTGACCATAGGGCCGACGAGCGGATGGGGGCGGTACAGTTTGGGGCGCGGCCGTATCACGGGCGCTACGGGGTGACGCGGTACCTGCCGATCCCGGTGCCGGTGGCGGATTACGAGGCGGCGGCGAAAGGTCGCGCGCGGGGGGACGTGCTGCGGATCGCGCACAGTCCGACGAAGCGCGCGATAAAGGGGACGACGGTGCTGCTCGATGCGGTGGATTGGCTGCGGGAATCGGAAGGCGTGCGGGCCGAAGTCGTGCTGATCGAGGATATGGCGCACGGCGATGCGCTCCGGCTCAAGGCGACCTGCGACGTCACGTTTGATTCGTTTTGGCTTGGGATGCAGGGCAGCGGGATCGAGGGCGCGGCGATGGGGCAGGCGGTCATTGCCGGCGACCCGGAGGCGGCGGCGGAGGCGGCGGTGCTCAACGGTGGCGCGGTCCCGTGGACGTTTGCCGATGAGCGGTACGGACTAATCGACGCGATCCGCCGGCTGGCGACGGACGCGACGTATTACGCGACGGAAGCGGCGCGGGTGCGGGAGTATGTCGGGCGGGTGCATGATTACCGGGCGGTTGGCGCGCGGTACCGCACATATCTGAGGGAGTGCTGAATGGCGCTGGCGACGGTGGCGGATCTCAAAAGCTATTTACGCATCGAGTCGGTCGCGGAGGACGCGCTCCTAGCGTTGATTATGGCGCGCGCCAAGTCGATGCTCGAGATGTGGACCGATACGCCGATCACGGCGACCATCCAGACGGCGGTCGATCGGGCCGAATCGCTCGACATTCTGGTCAAGTCGCTGGTGTTCCCGCGGCGGCCGGCGCAGGTGACGTCGGTGGTCGACGCGGAAAGCGCGACGGTCCCGGTCGGCGATTACACGGTCGATGTGCGGTCGGGGATGGTGTACGCCAAATACGGGATCGCGTTTCCGAGCGGTCCGTATGTGCTGACGGCGAACGTCGGGTTAACGCTGCGGTCAGATTACGCGGCGCTCGAGCCGATGCTAAACGAAGCAATTCTCGATCTCGCGGCCGATCTGTACCAGAGACGGACGCCAGGCGCAGCGTCGGAGAACGCGGGCGGCACGACGATCCAGTGGGATGCGAGCCGGGAGACGGTGGCGCGCGTGATGAAAACGCTGCGACAGTTGAAGCTCGGGGTCGCGCAATGACGGTCGCGCCGGGTCTACTGGATCGGCGCCTACTGTTGTACGCGCGTCAGGATAGCGGCGCGGATGGGTTCCAGCGGCCGACGTACGGATTTACGGGCGAATGGTGGGGCCGACTGGACGATACGAGCGCGGCGCAAGAGATCCCGCTGGCGCCGCAGGCGCACATGGAGCTGCGAGCCGACGCGGTCGCGACGGTCATGGATTACGTGCCGGTACCTGTCAACGGCATCATCCGAGACGGGGCGGGTCCGCTGTATTTTGTCCGAGGAGTGTATCTGCAACGGTCATTGCGGCAGCAGCGGGTGACGCTCGAGCGGATCGACCCGACGGCGTACGCGTCGTTCGCGCTGTTTGACGAAAACGCGGTCGAGGACGGGGTGCATTTGGTCACGTCGCCGGTCGTGGTGCCGTGACGGAGTCGATCGGGCGAGATCCGCGGCGGATGGTCTGGTCGGCGTCCGATCGGGCGCGGGCGGCGGTCCTGGCGGAACGGTGGGACGGGGTGGTGTCGTATGTCGTCGGGTGCGGTGGCGACGGGGTATGCGTGGAGTGGTCGGACCGGCGCGGGTATAAAATGACGTTGTCGGGCGCGGACGCGGGCGAAGTGCTGGGGATGTTGTCGACGGTGCTGCGCGACATGGACGGCCAGCCGGCGACGGAAGCGGGTCACATACATAACAAGGGGATGCGAGATGGCGACGTTTAATAAGTTCTTTCCGTTCGTCGAAGCGGTCGCGGAAAAGGTGCACAATCTGGCGTCGGACTCGCTCAAGGTCGCGTTGTCAAACGTCGCGCCGGCGCAGGCCAATAGCGTGTTTGCGGACATCACGGAGATTGCGGCCGGTCACGGGTACACGGCTGGCGGGAACGTGGCAGCGCAAACGACGTCGTCGCAAACGGCCGGCGTCTACAAGCTGGTGCTGGCTGATCCGGCGACGTGGGTGGCGACCAGTAACTCGTTCGCGGCGTTCAGATACGCCGTCCTGTACAACGATACGGCGGCGTCTAAGAACTTGATCGGCTGGTGGGATTACGGCTCGACGGTCACGTTGACGAATAACGATTCGTTCACGGTCGACTTCGATCCGACGACCGGCGTGCTTACCATTACCTGAGGCTGATCTATGGCGGATAACGTAGGCTATACGCCCGGCGTCGGGGCTACGGTGGCCGCCGACGACATCTCTGGCGTGCTGCACCAGCGCGTGAAGATCTCGCTCGGCGCCGACGGCACGGCCGTCGATGCGCCGGGCGACGGCACGAACGGGATGAAGGTTGACGTGACGCGGGTGCAGGGCAACGTACAGATCGGTGACGGCACGAACGCCGTGGCCGTTGACACGGCGCCAGCGGACAGCGAAACGAACACGGTGAACGGGTTGCAGACGTTGTCCCGCAGTATGGGCTATAACGGGGCAACGTGGGATCGGGTCCGCGGGAACGTCGCGACGTTTAAGTGTGTCACGTTTGCGGCGGCGCAGACGGGCTTTGCGGTCTGGACGCCAGCGGCGGGCAAGGCGGTAATCGTCACGTCGATGCAAATTCAGTCGTTTGGCACGACGGCGGGTACGGCGCAGGTCTGGTTTGGTGGCACGGCCGACGCCACCTATACGCGAGGCACCGACGCGCCGCTGTTTGATGGCGAGTTCGCGCCGTCGGGGACGAACAAGCCTGGCGTCTACGCGACGTTCCCGACGCCAATCCGTGGGACGGCGGATTTTGTGTTGCGATTGACGACGACGAACGCGCAGTCGATCACGCTCACGGTTTACGGATACGAGATCTAGATGGCGACCACGTTCTTTCTCCGCAACATTGCCTCAACGCTTGGTGGCGCTGGGCAGTTTTCGATGGGGCAACGGCGTGGGAACGCGGTGACGACAGCCGTAACCACGTCGACGGCAAGCGGAACGAATATTCAAGTGACGGCAACGGCCGGTGGGCAGGCGTTGACGTTCTTTTCAGAACCGTTGACGTCGGGCGTCACCATTAGCGGGACGGTAACGCCAAACCTCCGAGGGCTCGAGTCGGCGAACGGCGTCAACTCGGGGTTTGCGTTGCTGGTCGAGCGGGCGAACAACGCAGGGGTGGCGCAGTCGACGGTCATTGCGCGGCAGGTTATTGGCGCCGAGCTGACGACCGCCGAAACCGCCCGCACCGCCGCCCTCACGCCGACGTCGACGGCGTTTACGGCGGGCGAGCGGATACGCGTCACCGTGTCGCTCATCAACGTGGGCACGATGGGCGCCGGCACGGTGACGATGCACTACAACGGCGCGGCGGCGGCGGCAAGCGGCGACAATTTTCTGACGTTTACGGAAAACTTTTGCACAGACGACATACAGGACGTATCGCCGTTTGAGATCGTAGGGCAGAACGCATACTACGGGTGACGGATGACTGACAATATCGTGATGGGCGCATACGAGACGGAAGCCGACGCGCAGTCCGCGATTGACAGCGGCGTGTTTACTGGCGTTCCGGTGCTCGAGCTGTCAATTGTGGAAGATGGACCAATCGGGACTCCCTGGTGCGTCTGGTGGGCGCGCCCTAACGCTTAGCCGGACAGACGATGCCACGATATACCATTACGACCCAAACCAACGTTTCGCTGGTCGCCAGCACGGCCAAGACGATTGCAGCCGTGAGCACGCCGGCAACCCGTCGCGCCAAGCTGGTCGGCGTGTCGGTCAGCTTTGACAGCGTGACCGCGACCGACGGCAGCGTGCTAGTTGAGATCGTGCGGTCGGACGGCACGGCGGCCGGTACGGCGACCGCCCGCACGCCGGTGCCGATCGACTCTGCGGAGACGGCGGCACTGTGCAGCGGCTTTGTGAACTACAGCGCCGAAGCGACCGCGTTTACGGTGGTCGACGAGAAGCGCATTACGCCGGTCGGCGGCACGCTGATCGAGCCGTTCGATTTCGCGTCGCAGCCGATGGCGGGCGCGACCAACAAGCTGCTTGGCGTGCGACTGACCAGCCAGCAGGCGTTGAGCAACGTCCGCTGCACGCTGACGTACGAGGAATAATTGCGCCGCGTTGTGATGGGGAAGCCAAGGCCCGCAGGCACAGCGCCTCCACCGCCTCCGTCTGGGTGGACTGTAGGCGCTGGCGCCAATGCGCCGACGTGGAGTGGAAAGACGACGTATCCGACGCAGCAGTTTGCGACGGTGCTTCCCGTCTATCCCACAGCGGCGACGGCTCAAGGTTTCCAAGGCTTTCAAGGCTTTCCGAACGCGTACAGCGAGACATGGCTGCCGACGCGTGTCACCTACCCTACAGTGGTCACGCCATTGGGGACGCAGCAGGTGTTTCAGTTGCAGTATCCGGGTCAGGTCGAAAGTATCACGACCAACGGGCAGAGTACGACGGCGTGGCCGTGGGCGTCAAACCAGTACACGAACATAGCGGTCAAAATTACGGGGACATGGACGGGCACGCTGAGCTTTGAGAACAGCACAGACGGCACGACATGGACGGCGCTGAGTATGTACAACCCGGTGTCAATGACCTCAGTCAGCAGCACGACCGCCAATGCGTATTGGCTTGCTGATTCTGCGGCAACAAAAAGCGCATACGCGTACGTCCGCGTCAAAGCAACGGCAACAATGACGGGGAGCGCGACTGTCTATGTTGGAATGCAAGGGGGTCAAGCTCCTGCGCGAGGCAGCTTTGGTAGCTTTACCGGCGTTCCGACACGCTTGTATTTCCGCATGGGATTCAAGACATCGTCGGATTGGACGGACAACGGCAACGCTGGCACGAAACTGATCTTCTTTTCGCAAGCGTCTGCGTCAGGTCAAACGACCAACCATTACGTCAACATGACTATTGGGGCGACGGATAAGGTCAGTACTTCGGTCAACCTTCAGTCAACAGGATGGGGGTTTAGCAATATTATCAGTCCGTCGCAGACGTTTAATCACGGGGAGTGGCACGACCTCGAAGTGATCCTGCAAGCAGGCACGGCAGGCAACGCGGACGGTATCGCGCAAGTGTGGGTAGACGGCATCCAAGTGATTAACTCGAGCACGGTAGCGTTCTTCGGCTCGCTGATGACACCAGGGTTTACTAACTTTTGGTTTGATCCGACGTTTGGTGGTGGCACTCAACCGCCGGTCAATCAGACTGTGCAGATCGCGCAACTTTACTACGAGAGTGCCGCTTAATGGGCTATCTGAGTGCAGAGACACTTGATGTCAGCGGCGGCGGCGGCACGTTTACGGTGCCGGCCGGTTGCACGTTTTTGCTGGTGAAGCTGGCCGTTTCCACAGGAACGGCGCCTACGTCTGTGACGCTTGGGGGGACGGCTGTCACAACGGTTGCAACGAGGGATAACGGAGACTCTCTAGCTGTTGGCGTCTATTCAAGGGTATCGCCAGCAATTGGGTCGTTAGCCCTCGCATACAGTTCTGCCGCAACGTATGGTCAGGCAACACTTGAGTATTACGATGGCATTGATTCAGTGCGAGGAAGTGCAACGGCGGGCGGAAACTATGCCACATCGTTTTCACTCGGCGTAACGTCGGTCGCTGATGATTTGTGTTCCGATTTCATCGTCATCCAAGAAAACGCCACGGCGACGGCGGGTGGATCGCAGACGCTCATTCTATCAACGACGTTTGCCGTCACGCCGAAGATGTACGCGGCGTCTCGTCAAACTGCGTCCGGTACGACGACAACGTTCAGCTGGACGACCAACGGTTCAGGGCAGAGACAAGCGCAGATTGCGGTGGCGTTGATCCCTGCACAAAATGGTCCGAAAGTTGATGCGGCGTTTGTGACAGTGGTTGCCGGAGCAAGCACGTTGTCGGTCACGGTTGCTGCTAACAGTAATCGCGTGCTCTACTTCTATACGGATAATGCTGCCACCAGTGTGTCGCGAGATGGTCAGGCGATGACTGACGTGTCAGGCGATGGCGGCGTGTGGCGAGTGATTGCGCCAAACGTGGGCACGGCAAACGTTGTCGCGGTTGGGACAACTGGGTCAAATCCATTGCTGATGGCGCTATCGCTGTTCGACGCAGATCAGACAACGCCGGAACGCGGTGCTCTTGCAACCGGAACAACGTTTACGGGACCGTGGACGTCAGCGGTGACAAGCGCGACGAACGATCTGGTTGTTGATCTTGGCGCGGTAATTGGAAACACGTTTAGTACGACGGAATCAGGACAAACTGCGCGCATTAACACGCAGTTGTTGGCGCCAGCATCACAATATTTTGCACTATCCTCTACTCGCAGAGCAACGGGCACGTCTACCAATATGTCGTGGACCGGCAGCAGCATCACAGGTGGCTTCCTTTATCTGTTTGCGGTGCGCGCCGTTTCAGCAACAGCTGGCAACACGCCAGCATTTGGCCGTTACCGCATTGCCGGGGCGCGTCGGTAAGTGTCGCTCTTAACGCTGCTCTCGGCGGGCGCGGCGGCGGTTAGTGGCGTGGTGGCGCGTGGCGTCATTCGGCCGGTGTTTGTGCCGAAGTCGAGCGCGCCAGCGCAGCGCGGCGCAACGCAGATCGTGCGGGCGGCGTTTGTGGCGACGGCGGTCGCAATCACGATGTCGGGCGGAGTTGGCGCGTTCGGGCTTGACGGGCAAGCGGCGACGCTCACGGTCACGCCGGCCGCGCAGGGTTTAGTCGCGCGCGGGTCCGTCCGGCCCGTGTTCGTGCCGAAGCGTGCGCCGTCGATGCGGCGGGCGCCGCAGATCATACGAGCGCAGACGACGACGGCGGCGATTGCGTATACGCTGCCAGCTAACGCGGGCGCGTTCCTGCTGGGCGGCCAGCCGGCAACGTTTGCGGTTGCGCGGCGGATGGCGTCGGGCGTTGGGCCGTTCCTGCTCGCCGGACAGCCGGCGGCGTTTGCGGTCGCTCGACGGATGGCGTCCGATCCCGGCGCGTTCCTGCTGGCCGGCCAGCCGGCGACGTTCCGGATTGCGCGGCGCATGGCGGCGGGTGCGGGCGCGTTCGTGGTGGACGGGCAAGCCGCGGATCTCTACCGCAACCATCATCTTAACGCAGGCCTCGGCGCGTTTGTTCTCAATGGGCAGGCGGCCGGGCTGGTCATTGCGCGGCGGATGGCGTCAAACGCGGGCGCGTTTGTGCTCGATGGGCAAGCGGCAGACCTGCGGAAGTTCCGCGGGATCTTGGCGGACGTCGGGACGTTTGTGCTTGATGGGCAGACGGCGGGGCTCAATGTCGCGCGGCGGATGTCGGCGGATGCCGGCGCGTTTGCGGTCAGCGGTCAGCCGGCGACGCTGCGGCGGTCGATCCGCGGGATTAGCGACGCGGGCGCGTTTGCGGTGGACGGGCAGGCGGCGACGTTCCGGCGTGGGCTGCGCATGGCGTCGGATGCCGGCGCGTTTCTGCTGGCGGGGCAGGTGGCGACGTTCCGGGTGGCGCGGGTGGCGCAGCTCGAGCGCGGCGCGTTTGTCCTAGCGGGTCGGGATGCGGGGTTCCGTCGGGGTCGGGTACTGTCGGCCGGCGTCGGCGCGTTCCTGCTGTCTGGTCAGGATGCGACACTGATCGTGGCGACGTTGCAGGGGGTCCGGCTTCGCGGTCGGGATCTGAGCGGGCCGTTGATGCCGTCGGACGATCTGAGCGGGCCGCTGGTGCTCGGGATGGATGGAAGCGGTCCGGAGTTCGGGTCGCGCGATACTTCGGAAAGCTACTGGTAACGGAGGGGGGACGATGACGGTCGTAACGACGAAGCCGATTTACCCGGCCAACGCGCATTTGACGCGCCAGGCGATCGAGACGTACAACGCGACGACGAACGCGTACGAGCCGTATACGGCCGGCAATTTGGTGGTGTCGTTTGCGGCAAACGCGGACGGCACGTCGCCGATTGCGGGGCTGACGAGCTTGGCGCTCGCGGCGTCCGGCGTGTCGGGGACGTACTTTCGCGTGATTTCGGCGGCGCAGTTGGCGCCGTTGGCGGCGCTGTCGGGGACGGTGGTGTACCAGATTGTGAGCGGCGGGACGGACGCGGCGTACCGGGCGGTGACGCCAATGCGGGTGTCGGTGCCGCGGTGGGCGCAATGAGCGTGACCGTCGTCGACAAGTCCGGCGCGGCGATCCGTCGATATGACGAGGCGTCGCGGCTCGGGCTGGACGCGGCGGCGAACCATCTGCGGGTCGAGATCGTTAAGGCGTTTGGGTCGTCCTACTATAAAGGGGGACGGTTTCGGTCGACGTTGCAGGTCAAGCAGTCGATCCGGAAGCTGATGCCGTTCCGGTCGGGGACAGGATGGGAGACGAGCGTGGGCACCAAGTTTATTGAGGCGCTGTACTGGGAGCTCGGGCACCGGAACGTGTTCACGCGGAAGTACGAGCGGGTGCAACTCTGGGTGCCGACGGCGGTCGAGAACATCCAGCGGATGCAGAAAACCTTTAGCGTGATCGTGGCGCGGATTATGGGGGCGGCATGAGCGACGTACTACCGCGGTACACGGTGCCGGGGACGACG